GGTTGTCAGTGTCAGGGCGTACTGACTGGTTAGCGGCGCAACCAGCGTCCCCCCATCATCCTGGACCGCCGCAGTTCCCCAGGTTCCAACGGCCATATACCAACCATCGGGCGGGTACGTGTCGCCGCGCGTGGCCGGGGTAAACGTCGACCCCGGGAAGGAGCCGGCAAGACGCGCGGCGTTGTCAAGAAACGACAACCCAGGCCGCTTTGTACGCATTGTACGCCGGTATTCCGTGCTTCGGACGCCTCGGTCGTTGAGGTAGTAGATTACCAGATCCCGGTCCACGCCGACCGGAAGGCGCGTCGTGTCGGACGGAATGTGGAGCGCCGCGTTTTTGGCGCGTCCGATGATTGTTGCGCTGCCGACGGTTACGTCCGGGGTAAACCCGACATCCCCCGCGTGCGCCTCCATCTGAAAGCCGCCTTTGCGTGTGCTCCAATAGGTGTCCGCCTGCGCGTAGAGCGCGCCGTGCACTTCGCGCAGTTCGGGCGCAAACACATTCGGGTCCATTGGTGCGGCGGGTTGCTGAATCGGCGCTACCCCGCGCTGCGCTGCCCGTTGCAACCAGCTTTCGTGATGCGCCACCGCTCCGGCCGCGCGACACTGGATCGTGGTCCGCAGTTCGTCGCCGAACTTATGCCGGTAACTTACGACGGTCACATCCTGGTCACCGTCCAACCAGATCCCGTCTGCCTGCAACGTCAGCACGTCGCCCAACTGTACTGCATGAAAGAATGGAATCACCACCTCCCACGCGGTTTTCGGATAGGCGACATCGGCCAGGATTGCGTCCCCCATCCGCGTCGCTTCTGCGGATGTGTCAATCAGGCTTGTGGCGTCCAGCGTTATCCCCATCCAACGCTGGCCATAATCCGTGACGCTGGTTGCGTCGGTCGCCGTATACGTGGTGGGCGTTCCTTGCCCCGTCGCGTCCAGGTTGTTGCTGTCCCCGTAGGTAATCGCGACCACGTTCCGCACATTGTCCAGGGAGTCGGCCGCTTTGTTGATGGCCAGCCAGCGGGTAGGCGCCAACGCATACGGCGTACCCGACGCGGCGCGGTCGGGCTCGTATAGCGTCAACTGCCATTCACTGGCGCCGTCGTTGTAAAGATAGCGTAGGTTCCACCCGAGGGAATCTGATAGCTGTAGCAGTTCATCCCAGACGCTTTGGATCTGGGATTGGAACTCCGTGATCATCCAGGAAGGCGATACCGGCGTTGCAAGCGTTGGAGTTGGCGAATATGCCCAATCGTTCAGCACATCCTGAATCACCGTCTCCACCGCCGTCCCGCCGGCAGACCCATACACACTCACCGCCGTAATCCACGCGGATTGGAGTCGCCCCTGTAGCCCGAGGGCGGTCAAGGTGATCTGCTTCGGGTCGCCCCAATCCACCTCTTGTATATCGCCCCGGAATATCTCGACCCAATCTGACGACGTAACGGCGCGGGTCGTTGGGATGATCGCCGCCTGTACCCAGATTTCCCGGAACGGCGCAAGCAGGGTGCCAAGCAGGTTCGCCGCGCTGGCCGTTCTTCCGGGTGCAAGCGACAGATTGTTGCGGGCGCGCGCCACGGTGATCGATGCGTCCATCCCCGGGCTGTCTACGTCCTCTCCCAACTCGACTGTCAGAACCCAGTCGCCGCCAAGGAACGATTGCAGGTTTACATCGTTCCCACCGGCATCTTTCGTATACACGCGCACGGCATACCGGGGGCGCGGACTGGCGTAAACCTGCGCCTGCGTGCCGGTGATCGTCCTCACGTTGGAGTCCGCTGCGAGATTTTGACCGCAATCGTAACGCCGTACTGATTGAAAGTCGTGCCCATATGCGGCACATACTGAACGGCGGGCGGTTCGCAGGTGACGTAATCCGCCCATCCATCGACAAGATCCCCGCCGGCAATCGGGTCAGGTGCACCGACCGCGACCCCCATATTGTAGACACCTGCCACCATATCGGCGCTTGCAACCCAGTAACAGACGAGAAGGTCATCAAAATACTGGTTTGCGCCGGCGCCCGTGTCTCCGATGCGGACAGATGTGCCGGAAACGCTGATAAAGTTGATTGCACTGCCATAAACGGCGCCATCGCGGTACTTGACACCGGTACTGGTCAGGGCGTAGTGGTGCCACGTCCCCGACTCGTAGCGCCACACCATCACCGTCCACGTCGACGGGATACCCGTTGCAACGCTCCAATAGGACGCAGCAGGCACCACCAGATCGCCCGCGCCATACTTCGGTGTCGGTGCTGACGTTCCGCGCGATCCACTGCCACCGTCGGTGGTCAGGCCGCCTTCGGAGTAGGCCCAATAGGTGGCGTTGTCGAAGCTCCAATGGTCCATCTGGGCCTGCAACATCCCCAGAATATCGTCGGCCAACGTGGCAGAAACGGGGATCGTACTGCAATCCAACGACTGAATAACCGCACGGCGCGAACGAACCTCGGTCCCGCCGACCGTGCGCGCGGCATCTTCGATCACGTTCGGGCTACTATCGGCGCCCTGGACGGAAACCGGGATAGACAGCCCGTTTAGCGTGAGTGCGCTCAATCCCACTCCACCGTCAGCGCCCCGCCGTCGGCCGGGCAGTATACAATCACCTCGCCGCTAAGCACCTGCACCATCGGCGCCACGTCCACACCGGAGGGCAGACGGACGGAGACGCCAAAAACGCCGCCCTGGGCTTCTACGGCCGTTGCGGTTCCTGGGTGGCACTCAACTACGGACGGGGCCGGGATCGCGGCCGTATCCGGCGATTCGGGGGCGTTGGTGGGCATCCGGCAGGCGAGGGCGAGTAGCAGGTACATGGTGACTCCTGCCCGAAGGCTACCCCATGGCCCGGGTGCGCGCAAGGTCATAGCGTCCCCCATGGCGACGGCGCAAGCACGGTGCTGTACCTGCGCGCAACGGCCGCTTTTTTGGCTTTGCCGAGGAAGATAGGCAGGATCTTATCCGGGTCGCCGCCATCGACGTGCATGTTTTCGATCTGGATTGACACCCCGAACGCCCCGGAACCAGCGCCACCCTGATACCCGCTCCCACCTGCTGCCCCACCCCCACCGCCGGCACCCGACGCGCCCGATTGCGCGGTTGCGGCATCGTACACGTATTTCGCCAGCTTGAAGCCGGTAGGCACGTTGGAAAGCGACTGTGTAAGTGCGTTCGTCGCGTCGGTGGCGTCGGATACGGCGGCATGAAAGCCGTTCGTGCTTTGCGTCGCCTGATTGATGGAATCGGCGTAAGAAGTAGATAAAAGCGCGTCTCGCTGCGCTTCCTGCTTCCCCACGTCGGCCTCGTGGCCGCGCATCTGGGTTGCTGCTTTCTTGGCACCGATTGAATCAAGCACGCTCGCAATTGCCTCAACCACCGTGTTCCATACCGTCTCAATCCCGATGGCGATGTCCAGACAGACGACGCTTACATATTTGAGAACGTTGTAAATCAGGAAGAATGCGGCATAAAGAATCGGACTCAATATATCCAGCGTGCTTGCCATGATTTGAAACGCGCCAGACAACGCGGTGAGTGCCGTCGCCACCACCTGCAGAATCGGGGAGAGCATCGTCAGGATGTTGCCCGCGATTGTGAATAGTGGTGCAAGTGAGCCAACAACCACGCTGATAATGTGCCCAACCGCTCCCAATAGTGGGTTGAGTCCCTCGACAAGTCCGTCAAGCGCACCAACCACGCCGTCGATCACCTTATCCAATTGCTCAATGGACTTCTGAAACTTGCCGTTCATGCTCAACAGTTTGCCGATCACTGCCACAATCGCGCCAATGCCCCCGCCAGCCTTGGCGCCCTGGGATGCAGCATCGACCAACTGGCCGAACTTGCCCATGGAACTTACGATATTCATGCCCTGCTCTGCGATTCCGCCGGCCACCTTGCGCGCGGCTTCGCGTTGGGCGTCAATCACATCCTGTTCGGCCTTGGTTCTTGCGGCTGCAATCGTCACAAGATCCTGATTGTAAAGCTCCTGGTCAATTGTACCCTGGCTAAGCGCGTCGGCAAGGCTTGCCTGCGCCATGTCGAGTTTATCGCTTACAGTAAACTCAACCTTGGGTAGCATCTCTTGGACGCCGGCCATGAAGTTTTTCTGGAAGTCGGCGGCCGGGTTTTTGTGGGAGGCGTAGACAGCACTGCCGGCTTCTTCGTACAGCGCAACATACGCCCGCAGTGCTGCTGCGGCCTCACGTACCGCCGTCGCTTCTTCCCGCGCCTTTTTTGCCGCGTCGTCCGAAGCGGTAGAGTGGTGTTTTGCCGCCGCGGTTGCCGCTTCATGTGCGTCCTTTTCGCCCTGAAGCGCCAACGCGAGGTCTACGTGTTCGTCATGGTTTTTGGCAAGCGCGGCCGTCGCGGCGTCCATGCTTGCTTGCGCGCCATCAATCTGCTTTTGATAGTCGGCGGTGTCGCTTGTCAGTCCCCGGATTGCCGCTCCAAGTGGCGTCCATGCCGGGGCCATATATTCGGCGGCGTCGACAAGTTGCGTGGTTACGCTGTTCTGCTTTGCGTTCAGATCTGATAGTTGCTGCTTGGTTTCTGCGGTTGCCTTATTGTACTCGCCAAACGCCTTGATGCTGGCTTTTTCCAGATCCCCCATCGCCTTGCTTATGTCGCCCGTAGCAACGGCAAGATCGATCTCGGTGGCCTGGGTGTCCATCAGAATCGGGTTGAGACGCTCAAACGCCGCCGACTGCTCGGTCACGATTTTGTTCTGGAGTTCTGCTGACTCGTTCAGTGATTCGTACGCACCATAAACCGCGACCGCCGCGACTGCCGTTTCTCCCAACGCCGCAGCAACAAACCCGAACGGCCCCACCAACCCGGAAACAGCGGCGCCCAATGTCTCCGCCGCACCGCCGCCCATCTCGAACGCGTCGGCAATCTGTGGCCCCTGCTGGGTCAAGACCATCATGGGGTCCATGCCCTGCGCCAAGCCGGCCACCATATCCTTTAATTGGTGGAACAGGTTGCGCGCGCCGGCAGATGCGCGGTTGCTGGACGCTGCCATTTTATCGGTCGAAGCAGCTACATTCTGTATCTGTGCATTGGCGACTTGCGCCGTTCTTGCGGCGCCAACCATGGCGCTGTCAATCGCAACGCCCGCGCCGGTAGCGGCTTGGGTGGTCTGGTTCAGCCCGGCCGTAGCGGCTTGGATTGTAGCGTTGAATCCTGCGTCGTTCAGCGCAAGCGTTGCTGTCAGCGTTCCGACATCCATCCGCTACCTCCTGGCTCTTTTCGCCTTCTCTGCCTGCTTTTTGGCCTCCTCATCCTCATGCTGGAAAATCGCGAGCCACTCGTAGTATTCGGAGAGCGGCATATCCTGCTCAATCTCGTACACCGGGCGGCCAATCTCCCGGGCGATCCGGAACAGGGCTAACCGTTGTCGGTTGGCCCCGTAGAGTTTTTTCCAGCTTCGGCGCCCTCATTCGCCATCTCTACCGCTTTCGTGCAGAGTTTGGCCAGCGTGCTGCCAACCTCCGCGTCGCCGATCACGTCCAGATCAGTCACCTGGAACACGGGGCCGGATTCGTCGACAAGGCAACACATCAGCATGTAGGCGGAGAACCGGGTGCCGTTCATGTCCGAAACCTGCCCGCCAACGATTTTGATCCCGGCCGCTTTCCGGGCTTCTTCCACCTGGGCAATCGACGGGGACCGGAGGCTGAATTGCTGGCCGTCCACTTCCACGATTTTGAGGGCGCGCTTGGGGGCGTTGAGCAGGGATTCACGGAGAGACATGGTTGATCCTACGAAAGTGAGAGGGTGATCACGGTTCCATCGGCAGCGGTGACCGCTTCCGACATAAAATCAGCAGTTGTGACGACAAGCGCGTCAACGGCGCTCGCGTCTTCGGTGGTGAAGAGACGCGCCCAGAAGCGGATAAAGTGCGTTCCGCCGTCCGGAGACAACTCCAGAATGACCTTGGTGGAGTTGGTGAATACGTCCGACAGTTTCCGGGTATTGCTGCCCGGGTCCAAGTCGGCCGTCATCAATTCCAGGTTGGTCATTTTGCCAGTCGCGCCCTTCAATCCCTGGATTCTGGCCTTCCATTGCGACCCGAACACCGAGGTATCCAGTTCGGCCGCGTCCATCGCAACGTCGGCGGCTTTGGCGCCGGTATACGTCAGCATGGGGATGTACGACATACCCACGGTGATAGGCCCGGTTTTGCTCACGGTAAACACAACCCGGCCGGTCAGATAGTCCACACTGGACACCTGCGCCGAACTGATTGGCGTCCCGTTGTCGTACCACGTCGGGGTAACGCTTGGATCAAGCACGCGTTTTGACGTACTGGTGATCTGCCAGGACGTGGTAGCGCCCGAGCACGCTTCCCCGGTGGCCGCCGTGGATGTGCCGCCTATTTTGAGCGTGACGTTATAGCCGGGAGAAGCAGACATTTCCTACCTCATACAAAGGTGGGAGTGGCGACGCTCATCAGGGAGTAGGACACGGGGACAATCGTATCGACGGCCGGCGAAACCTCGTAGCCCAACACAATCACATCGCAGGTGTACCCGTGCGTGCCGTCCCATAAAACCTTGATCCGAACGGTCGATCCGGACGTGAATGCGGATTGGAGGGCAGCCTGTGCGGTGCCCTGGTCCCAGTTGCCGTCCAGTTTCGGCTCCACGGATTTGAGGCCCTGGATGTGGGTTTTCCACTGGCCGGTTCCAAAGGCGGTGGCGTCCAGATCGGCGGCCCCGAAGGCGCCCGAGACGGATTTGATATTCGTTAGCGCGGTGTAGGTTGACCCGCTATCGGTGCTCACGGAAACTGTAGTGGTATAACCTGCTGTTGCGGCCATTGGTCACCCTTGAAAGCGGAGGGAGAGATTGACGGTGTAACGCGGATGTTCGGTGTCGTCCTGTCCGATATATACCGGGGCGGACTGTTTACACAGGATGTCGATATATCCCGTGCTTGGCGCGAGGTTTCTCTGAAGCGCAGACCAGATCGACCACGCTAACGCGCGCGTCGTGTCAACGGTATCGACGTTTCCGCGCACCAACACTTGAACGTCAAACGCGCGTATATCCTCGGTATTGCCGAGAAGCGTAACCGGGTACGCACCCCCGTAGCAGACCAGAAACACGGCCGCGTGGGGCACGTAGTCGCCCGGCGGTTGTTCGGGGCCTGAGAACAGGTTGGCGCCGGACGTGGGAGGCTGGACGAGCGACAGGCCGGCAGCGGCCAGAATCGACGCTACGACCGCTTCTGGGAGCGTAGACG